GGTAGAGCCCGCGCCCGTAGTGGCGAAAGCTGAACCCAAAGCAGAAGAGCCCAAGTACGGCGCGTCTTCAAAGGACTTGCTTGCCCAGAAGTTTGAGGCTGACCTTGCGCTTGTCCATGAGAAGCTGGGTAGAAAGGGCAAGCTGACCGAGCAAGAGAACGCTGCGAAATCGTATTTTGGTAAGGTAGTGCCTGAACTTGCTATTCGCGCCATAGCAAACGATGTGGTACGCCAAAAATCAACGTACCGAAACGCCAAAATGAAGGTGTTTGAAAAGTCTGCTGAAGGGCCAGAACGTACTTTTCACGTACCGGAAGAAGCTGCTTTTTTCAAAGGGCAAGGTGGTGCTAAGACCAAACTGGCTGAAAGCTGGGTACGCGAGAACTTGTCTCCTACAAGCGTTAAGCATTTGGACGACCACATCAAACTGTACGCGAAAGAAGAAACTGGTGGCGCTTCATCCCTCAAAAAGATGAACAAACAGCAAGAAATTAAAGCTGCTTCCGAAGCACAGTTTAAGGACGAGAACCGCGCCGAAGGTAAGACGGGCGAAGGTACGGATGTCAATGAGAACCGCGCCAAGAAAGACGCGATGATGGATATCCGAATTGACCTTGGTACTGTGCAAGGCAAGCGGGCTAAAAAGAACCAACGGGAAGCTGCTAAGAAATTGATGAAAACTCCTATGGGTTCGGAGTTTTCCGAGATGGATGAGATTGCAGACACGGACGAAGTGTTGTTTGCCTCGCTCGAAGTTGCCAACATGCACGACCTACCGCATCCCGTTGTTGATGCTGCCTTGCGTCGGGGCGATTTGGTTAGCGCGCTACAACTTCTTGATGAGTCTGAATCTTCAGACTTCGTGTCACGTGTGGCAAGTACGCTCGCTAAATACATTGGTGATACGAAGATTGAGTACGGGGCCAAAGAGTCTAAGTTCGACCCCAAGAAGAACACTATCTACTATCGGGAAAACGCCACCGAGTACGAGATACTGCACGAGGCTACCCATGCCGCCGTGTCGCACGTTATAGCCAACCCTTCCCACTCAGTTACCAAGCAACTGCAAAAGCTGTTTGATGAGGTCAAAGGCAGCATCGACGGTGCGTATGGCGCAGAAAGCCTACAAGAATTCGTTGCCGAGGTATGGAGCAATAAGGACTTCCGTCAGCAACTGAAAGAGATGCCATCGGTAACTCCTAAGCTGTCCATGTGGGACAAGATTCTGAATGTGTTCCGTAAGTTCTTTGGGCTTGAGCCTAAAGCTGCACCTAAAGCCGAATCCATGCTGGATAGAACGGATGCCCTGATTGACCAAATCGTTGGCCCCGCGCCTGAGTTCCGTGATGGTGATACGCTGTTTGCACAGGCAATCAATGACCCCACCATTGCCCGCAGGATTCTTCAGCAAGTAGGAACCACGGGTACGGTGTTCACCCCTGAGCGCGTGACTGACTGGCTTGCTAATGCGGAAACCGTGGGAGTTGCTGGGCGCAAAGTGATGTCCAAGTTCCTTAACTTGTCTGCGTTCGGGCAAGTCTCCAGCAAGCTGCTGGGCAGGGAAGCCATAGAGTTTTCTGACAAAGTGAACGAGATGTCAGGGTACTACGAGACCTTGATGAACAAGCTGCACCCGTTGCATAAACGGCTGGAGGCGTACGCTGACCCAAGCAATAGCCGGTACAAGGAATGGGCTACGCTGGTGCATGAGTCCTCACGGTTCGATGTTGACCCGAGGAAGAACGTCAGCGAGTACGCTACCAATCCCGAGAAGCTGACCAAGTACCGCGAGTTCAAAGCGGGGTATGACCGCCTACAGCCCAATGAAAAGGCGCTGTACGACGACTTGTTCAAAGCATACGATGCAATGTACTTGGAATTGAAGGACTCCATCCGCAACAACTTGATGGATGCGTTCCCGACTGACCAAGCCAAGGCACTGTCTGCGTACAACAAAATCATGGATGAGATTACGTCCAAGAAGATAGGGCACTATGTGCCGTTGTACCGTGATGGTGCGTTCTTCTTGACGTATCTGCCCAAGGGTTCCGCAGAACATACGACTGAGATGTTCAATACTCAGGTAGAGCGCGAGGCCAAGCGATTCCAGCTAGAGAAGGACGATGCGGTTGAGCCGGGCAGCTTTGAAGAGAAGGCGTTGTTTGACACGCTGAAAGCCCGCAACATTCCTGCTGGCACTATGGCGGCGAACATCATCAAGATAATGAAGGACAACGGTGTAGACGATGTGGGTGTGGACAAGTTCATCCAGCTTATCGTTAGCGCGATGCCCGAGACCAGCCTGATGAAGTCTTTTCAGACACGTAAAGGTACGCCCGGTTACATCAACGACCCGGCTCTGGCTTTCTCCAATGTGTCCAGTTCTACTGCTAGGCAGTTGTCACGTATGCGTTACAGCGAGACCCTGCAAGGGCTTGTCGATAAGATGAGCGAGAAGGGTAGGCAGATGCGGGGTGAAGATAGCACTATCGCTGCCGAGTACGTCAGGGAATTTGAAGCCCGTCGTGAGTACGCGATGAGCCCGAATGTCGCCACATGGGCACGATACGCCAGCACTGGTTCTTTCTACTTCAACTTGGCGTTCAATGCGTCCTCTGCGTTCGTCAATACGTTGCAGACCCCGATGATTGTGCTGCCTCATTTGGCTGGTGTCCACGGCTGGAACAACTCCCGCAAAGCCTTGCAGAAAGCCTTGAATCTGTACACAAGCAGCGGGCTCAAGCGCAAGGTCATTGACATCAATGGGAAAGAGTCTGAAGAGCGGGCCATGCTCTCCATTGAGAACCTTATACGCGCAGGTAAAAACCCCGAGTACAAAGCCCTGATTGAGCGGCTGTCGGCGCTTGGTTTCCTGCAAAACTCTACCGCCCGCGATGCACTAGAAGCATCAGAACGCGCTTCGGCTGACAGTGGTGGCAAGAGGCCGTTGGGGGAAAAGGTTGCTGCCGCTTCGGGCTTTTTAATGCACCACACCGAGCGGATGAACCGTGAAATCACTGCGGTTGCTGCGTTTGATTTGGAGATAGAGCGGTTGAAAGGTAAGGGGATTACTGGGGACGCAGCCCAGAAGCAGGCAATTGAAAAAGCCGTACGTGTTACGGAATTAACGCATGGTGCTGGCAGTGCGGTATCCGGCCCTAGCATTGGTCATAGCAACTTCGGTAAAGTTCTTACCGTGTTCAAGCGGTTCGGGTTCACCATGTACTACATGTTGTTTGACAACATACGCCGGTCTTTCCCTATAAGCAAGGACATGAGCCCCACCCAAGTTGAAGAGATGCAAGCAGCGCGTAGGCAGTTGGCGGGCATATACGGCATGGCAGGGTTGTTTGCTGGTGTTAAGGGCTTGCCCTTGTTTTGGGTTGTGCAGATGGCGTATGACGCTTTCCAAGATGATGACGAGGACAACTTCGACACCATGATGCGTAAGTACCTCCATGAGATGGTGTACAAAGGCCCAGTGAACTACCTCACCAATCTCAGCATTGCTGACCGTGTGGGTTGGACGGATTTGGTTTACCGTGAGAGCAAGGGCGGCAGCAGTGATGCAAGTGCATTGACCAGCATGCTGACTAACATAATTGGTGCGCCGTATGCTGTGGTGGACAGTATTTACCGTGGTTCGCAGTTGATAGGTGAAGGACACTTTGAGCGCGGTATGGAGGCCATGCTGCCTGCGGTACTCCGCAACTTGTTGAAGGGTGGGCGCTATGCAATTGAGGGCGCTAACACGCTGCGCGGTGACCCTGTTATGGGGGACATCAACGGCTACAACGCAGCCATGCAAGTCTTGGGCTTTGCCCCTGCCGACTTGTTGACTCGGATGGAGATGAAACAGTACGCCAAGAACCTTGATGAAGCGACTGTAGGGAAGAGCAAGAAGTTGCTCAAGCAGTACTACATTGCGGACAAGATGGGTGACACTGACCGCGCCGATGAGATTCGGGAAAAGCTGTTTGCCCTGAGCGACAAGCACAACTTGGGCATTACCGATGCAACCATCAACAAGTCCATGAGGGCAAGGGAACAATTATCGGAAGAGATGTACCACGGCACTACGGTCTCCAAGAAAATCCGCGATGAGGTTGAGCAAAGCATTGCGGAGATGGAGTAAAGAAAAACCCCGAGGGGTACTCGGGGTAAAAGGAGGAGAGAGCAACTAAAGCCAAGGAGATTAGTGCTAGGCGAACTCTAGCACGAAATCAATTTATCCGCCAGAACCTTACGCCTTGAGTTGCCCCCTCCAAACTAAAACGGGACTTGACTTTCATGCCCCGCAGGTCAGCAGCACGTTCTATGGCTTCCGTTAACGTATCAGGTGTTAACGTCGGTATGTAGAACGAACTGCCAATCACAAACTTATGCCACTCTATTATGATTGGTACACCGCTATTCAGTATCGTCATACGACGGAGAAGGCAAAGAATTGTCTTCAGGATTCAAGACCGTTGCTTTTGCGCAATCCACCACCAAGGCGCTCACCGCTGGCGTTGACATGTCTGACCCACGGGACATAGCTTTCTTGACGATGCCCATCCCAGCCCCGAGGCTGTTCAAATCATCCACCAATGCTTTGTAGGAAACTTGGTTCTCGCTGCACCACTCGCGCAGTATCTTGACGGAGATGAACAACTGCTTCGTATCGGGCTCAAAGCGGCTGATGAGTTCCCCACGGGGTTCCCGCACGGGTGCTTCGGTAAGACCGGAACGCTTGTCCACAGTGCTGTTGATGATGAGCATGTTGTTGTTGTACCTGTTAAGGAACAATCCGAGGTGTGCAAGAGGGCCAGTGACGCCGGGCCGCACTTCAACGCGCATCCTGCCAATTGTTTCCACAGCCCACTGGTAGATTGCTCCTACGTCAATGTTGTGTAGGCCCAGCTTCTTGGTGATGATGCCAGCCGCGAGAGCGCATGCCACCGTAGCTGACCAAAACCGCTCACGCTGGGTGATGCCCGCTGCCTTGTCAAACTTGCGCTGAATCTTGGCAATCATCTCCTTGACTTCAGGCAGATTGGCAATCACGTAGCGGATGAACATCTCACCAGCAATGCCGTAGTTCTCATACATGCCATTGAACGCCGAGTCAGATTCGGTCTTGCTCATGTCGTCGTTCTTGGAGACGTTGAATTCCAGTATGCGCATCAGTTCGCCTTCAGGAAAATCCTTGAGGTTGAACAACTGGTCGTACAGGCTCTTGTTCCCCGAGGTGATGGCAATCAATGACCAGCGCAGGATGTTCAGCCGTTCTGCATTGACTTGGCTCTGCATGCGGTTGCGTCCCCGCCCATGCGTTAGCCCGTAAGCGGTCATGCTGACTTCGGAGTCGGGCATGTTGGTCAACTCATCTATCGTTGCGGGGATGTTGCCAAGCACCGAGATACGATGCATACGGGCCAAGTACTTGTCGTCTTGGTTCAGCAGGGTTTCAACGGGGTGACCCCAAATGCTGTTAACCATGTGTTGGATGGTTGTCTTACCCACGCCTGACCCGTTGTTCGTCAGATGGATGATTGCCCCGTTCAGCTTGGTGAATTTGAATAGCGCCGAGCCAAACCCTGCGAACAACGTGAACGCCCTGACTTCGTTGCCCTTCCGTGCGTAGTTGTCTGCCACCTTTGACCACTCATGGACAGTACCCTTCTTGGTGTACATGGTCGCAAGGTGTGCTGTAGCAGATGAAGAGGGGCTGTAGTTGACACCGCTACTTGTAATTTCCCGATTACCAATGACGAATTTCGTATCGTCTTCGCACCAACCAAATTGCTGCCGTGCTTTCTCAGCTTCAGCAGTTTGTTGTAGTTCGTTTACCCAACGTGTTACATATGACATAAGCGCATCCAATTTCTTGTTAAGTGCAGTGACCCCCTGATAGGCAATGACTTCGCGGAATTTCTCCTTGGAGAGAACGCTTGATAGGGGGCACGAAAATTCCCGAATCCCATCCTTGGGCATGTGCAAGCGCATCCACAGGGACTCACCAGCATCGGGGTCTGTTAGCCGTTTGACTACGTAGAAGTCGTACTCATAAATTAACTGGTCACGTTCATCATCGTCCTCCTCGTCTTCCTGCTTCTTCGTGGTCTTCTTCTTGGTGTTGGGGTTGCCCCGCTTGTATACCCCGCCATTCCTGCCACGAAAATATGGGAATGGGTACTCAGGGATTTCAACCGTGATTTCTTCTTCCAGCGTAGCGTTACGCATCACAACGATGTTGTCTTCAGCCTTCGCTTCTGCAATCTGTGCGCCTATCTGAATAGGGGAAGTGATGTTGCCTTTATGCGGGCATTCCTTGCAGCCTTCAGGGTTCAAGTTCTCAAACGTGCTGCACTTGTACGGCTTGCCAAGTAGAACGTCTGCCTTGACCTTGGTTACTTGTGGGTCGTACTCATCATGGGCATGGGATATCTTGTGTATGGCAAGTTCCCCGTCCTCGCAGTTGACCGCAATCGACAGCCCCGCTCTCCACAAAGGCTCATCAATCTCTTGCTGGTTCTTGTAGATATGGACAAGTTGCGCACAGCTTTTACCCTGTGCTGCCTTACGCATGATGGTTCCAAACTTGGAGATGCTGTTACCCATCAAAGCGCGGGTCGTTGCATCCATTGGGCGGCGATGCGCTGGTGTAGCAAATGGCTGTGTTGGGTCTTCATCCACCTGTCCAGCTCCGATGATTTCCTTGAACCTATTGAATGTTGTAGGTTGTGATTCAAGTACCACCGTGACTTTGTTGGGAGGTGTGTCCTTATAGTTAAGCGTGTACGGCACTCGGAGTATTCGGGCTCCATCAGCCGTTACTGCTGGGTCAGCGTGTAGCTTGTGCTGGGCACAGAACTTCTTGAACGCTTCAGCCGTAGGCTTCCAATCGTTGTAGCCTATTGTTTCTGTCAATGTCCAGTAGACATGTACACCGCGCCCCGAATTAACGATGGTCGGTTTTGGAAGTCCGGTAGCGTCAACGAACGCTCGTAAGGCAGTGAGAGCAGTGGTCTGCGTGTCGTATGGTTTTGCATCCCCACAATCAAGGTCAAGCCAAAAAGACTTGAACCACTTTGCGTTTTGCATGGTGCGCCCATCAATAGGGTTTGCATACTTGGCACATCCAAAATATGCGTCAAACCCTTGGGACATCAACCCATCAACTACACCATCTATCTCCTCGGCTGTCTCTACGAATGTTTGTCTTGGCACACCTTTCTTCAGCCCTACCACGCAGTACATCCCTTCGGACGCAAGCACGGCAGAGAAAAAAGAAGTCCGTGAGGTCATTGTTCGCTCTCAAAATTTCAGAACCCCCGCTGGCGACGGAGGACTGAGTTACAACGGTTGCCGCGCTTTTAGTTTCTTGATGACATCATGCAAGGTCTCGCGCATCGTGGGGTGGGGCAATGACTTGCCTAAGAACCACAGATACACGGCCTGACGGGACACACCTAAAAAGTCAGCAGCGTCTTGGACGGGGATATCTCGCGTAATACATATGCGTCCAAGCTGCACACCAAGATGGGACTGGTCTGCCTTCCTGTTGGCTTCAATAAATTTACGTGAATAGCCTCTGTTGTTCATAGTGTTAGGTGGGGGTACTCGCTGCGTCTGCGCTCACACGACCGATAGACTCCACAGCATCCGCTTTCCCCCCGAAAGAGTTAGTCCAGCCAATCGTCCAAGACTTCAGCTACGTCCGTTGGGGTAGCTTTCTTAGCGCGTTTGGTGGGCTCCGCTACTTCCGGTGCTGCCTCTTCTTCAGGCTCAGCAACGGGTTTGGCCTTGGCCTTGGGAGCAGGGGCTTCCTGAACGGGAGCGGGAGCAGCAGGGGCAGCGGGAGCAGCGATAGCGGCCTTTGGCTTAGCACCATCCATAGCAGAAGATGTTGAGGCAATCGCTACCTTCGCTTCAGGGGACTGACCCTTCTCTTGTGCGTTCTCCAGTTCTTCAGGCTCCAGCGGACGCACAGCCTTAAAGGTCAGCTTGGGTGTGGCACTGGCAGTGTCGAACCGCATCTCGGTAACCACTGCGGTGATAGGAATACCATGACCGCCCAAGAATTTAGCGTATGCCTGTAGGGGCATCTTGCCATTTTCAGCGTTGCCAAAGATAGACTGTCCGGGCAGTTGCAGTTGATACACATCACCCTGCATATCGTTTTCCAGTGTCACAGCCAAGCGTTGACTGTAACGGCAAGCACGGCTTTGGCCCTGTCCTGAACCAGCGATGTTTTGCGGGCAGGAGGCGCACTTACTGGCTTGGGGCTCATCTGACTTTGCATCAGGGGCAATGCCATCGTTTGACCAGCATGTGGGGGCAATGTTCTTGCCTTCTTCATATGTGCCTTCATAGTAGGTACGTGATACGTTCTCGTTAGCCGCCACAATCACGATGTTCATGGAGCGGTCTTCGTTTTGGGCAATCTCTTTGCCATCGACAAGCATGCGGAACACGCCACCACGGATAGAGATACGCTTACTAGCGCCGCCGCTAGAGCCGCCCATCAGGGACTTGGTAGTCGCATCCAGTTGCAGGTTGCGCAGATGTGCGGGCAGTGTGTTGCCGCCCTTAGAAAACAATGTCAACTCACTCATTTACTTCTCCTTTGATAAACAGATACATGGCTTCGATAATTGCAAACAAGTCCTTATCGGGGCTTGGATTCATAGGGCTATTGAAATACGCTAATGCCAATTGAACGGCATGAATCCGTACTTGTTGTTCAGCGGTTACGCTGTCACTCATTTAACTTCTCCTGTAGGTTGAGGTTGGGGGTTGGTGTTGGTGATTTTTTCAATGTCCACACGTTTGATGCGCACCTTATTACCCACTTTGAAATGGGGAATCTTTCCTTCGCGTATCAGCGTGTAGACCGTTTGCCGAGAGACCCGCAATAGCTTTGCGACTTCCTCTGCTGTGTATGCTTCAACTTGCATTCTTGCTTCTCCTTATGGTGACTGAGTACTTTCTATCAATGTTCATACCGCGAGGCATGAGGTCGGGGTTTTCCTCCAGTAGCTGCTTCATTCCGGTCTGACTAACCCGTTGCTCTAAGAGTTCAGGCATGTCGTGTTCCTTAATGAATTTGTACATGGATTGCCAATCACTCGTCCAGTAGCGGGCCTTAACCGAACGGTAGACCAAACCATGTTGAGTTTTCAGACTGTCGGTGTCGAGGGTCTTGCAGAGGTCAAGCAGCTTGGTCTCCACAAGTTCCATCTGTGCTTTGATAGCACCGTCTTGTTCTTCGTACTCGCGCAGTATTGCGCTTCTCTTGTCGCGCATCTTGATGTAAGCGGCGACCAATCTATCAACTGAAATATCTTCAACCATTTGCACTCCTTAAAAAGAGGAACCCGTATAGTAGCACTAAATTTAACAGTGTCAAGACTAATCGGATAAAATTTCTTTGTAGAGGTCAATTATTTTGTTATGAAAATCGACTTTGTTATGCAGCATGGAATACATGTTGCGCTCTGCCCCACTGCCCTGTAGATGCACCACGGTAGTCGGATTCTTCTGCCCTGCCCTGTGGACACGGGCGTTGCACTGGAGGTAGGTCTCCACTGACATCACGGGGCTCCAGTACACGATGGTGTTCGCGGCATGTAGGGTCACGCCATGCGATGCGGCCTGTGGTTGGATGACCAGCACTTGCGGAGCATCAGTCGTTTGGAACCGGTCAAAGATGTCTGTGCGTTTACCCACGGGCACATCACCATGAATCACCGCTGTTGAGTATCCATGCTTGCGTAGGTCTTCGGATACCAACTCAATGCCATGCCGATAGGGCACGAATACTAGCACCTTGTGGCTGGATTCCTCAATGACTTCCCGCAGGACTGCAAGCCTATTGCTGGCATCAAACTGCACGGTCTCACCTGAGTCGGAATAGACTGCCCCTGCGGACAACTGCAATAGCTTGTTCAGGCTGGCTGCGGCGTTGACTGTGGTTATCTCTTCACCAGCAGCTTGCACGATTAAACGTCGGCGGAGCAATTGGTAGTACTTCTCTTGCTGTGCAGTAAGTGGTACGTTGCGCGTTACGTACGTCATCTCTGGAAGGTCTAAACATTCCTCCTTCGTAAACCTAATGGCAGGTTGTAAGGCACGGTGAACAACGATTTGCGCTTCGGGTTTCGGAACCCATTTGAACTGCGTCACCTTGTTCATCACAGCATCTTTGAACGCCCCTGCGTTTCTTGGTACGCCATCAGGGTTGACCAGCTTAGCGATGCCGTATGCGTCTGTGGGTGATTGGGATGCGGGTGTACCTGTGAGCATCCATAGCCATGTCTGTGGGGCCAGTATTTTGTGCAGCACCTTCCAGCGTTTCGTGGAGGGATTTTTGTATGCGTTGGCCTCGTCAATCACTATCAAGTCAAACCCACCCTCGCGGATAGCATCTGCCACAATCTCCACACCGTCATAGTTGATGGCAACGTACTCCGCGTCCCCGTTGATGATGTCTTCACGCTTTGATGCTTTACCGTATGCCACATCTACCTTGCGGTGCATAGCAAACTTGAACAAGTCATTGCGCCAAGCCGAGTCCATGATGGATAGGGGGCAGATGATGAGTACCCGCTTAATGAACCCAAGGGACATCAGGTAGTCAGATGCCCAAATCACACTGGCGGTTTTGCCTGTGCCTTGCTCGTTGAAACAGAACGCCCGTCGATGCAGGGTTAGGAACGACGATGTAATTTTTTGATGGTCAAACGGTTTGTATAAACCGGGCCACTTGTACGTAGCGTTGATTGGTGATGGTACGTTAATGCGTAAGTTCTTTAGTACTGTTGCCTCTTCTAGTCCCCAATGCACCAGCACTTCTGAGAACCCATCCCCCACGGTGATTACTTTGCTTTTGGGTATGACCGTTGTGATGCGGTCAGGGTTGCGCACCTTCAATAAGATGGCTCTGTTATCAATGATTTCCACATGGACTCCTATAGGTAAGCACTCCAAACATGGTGTTCGGAGGATAAGTTGTTGGCGCATGGCTGACCCTTGAAATCAGGCAGCAACTAAGGCTGCGGCGCACACACCAACACAACTGGGGACTGTACAGACGGTCTAGGGCTTCTTCTCTCCCCGTCTACGGCGTAGTACCCTCACGGTCTAGCCCTCAGCCGCAATCCCCATGCGTGTTAGTCCTCGTCTTTCCGAGGTGTCCGTTAACTCGCGGTTGGAACCTTACCGTGTTAACTGATGCAGTTATCTCATGCAGGGGATAGCACCCCTCGTCTCACTCACACTTGCACCTAACTTCGTGAGACTGTCTAAAAAACCAAAACCAAATTACTTCATTGACTTGTCAGCATTCCTTGGGAATGACCGATTCTTTGATGCGGGCTCAAGCCGCACACCGTTCTTGTTTGAACCACCTTTAGACAGGGCTTTGACATGGGCAACATCCTTACCCGTACGGTCAACGCCTTTCTTGTCTAAGGCTCGTCTAGCACGTTGCCGCTCCATGCGGGCCTCGTGTGCGCCATCTCGTGTCTTCTCTAACTCGTACTCCCGCTTAACATTGCGGTCTTCCTTGTTCTTGTACGCCATCATCCACTCCTTCCATTATGGGGGCAAATCAGCACAGGGCAATACGCCTTGCATGTAAAGTTTTTCTTCGGGTTAAATACTTCGCTCTCGTAAGCCGCATCCCGTTGTACCAATATCTTGTCCAGTTCTGTGAAGATGTGCATCCCAGTGGGAGCATCATATTCCGCTTTGACCAAATCCTCAGCCACCACGAACAGCAAGGCAGCTTTGACATGCACGACAGTCGGGAAGTGCAGGAACACACACGCCGCCATCAATGCCAACTGCTTGGTGTCTGCATACCTACTGGACTTGCCCGTCTTGTAGTCAATGATACGCGCCATTTTCCCATCGGGGCTAATGATTACCAAATCGGCAATGCCCCTGTACCAAACATTGGGGTCGTTGAATGCGCAGGGGAGCAACCGCCCATCCACCCGTTGCAATCCCATCTCAAGTTCACAGTACTTTTGGCCGGGGTACGTGTTCAGCTTATCCAGTAACGGGTTTAGGTATGAGTACTTCTCAGGGAGAGGAGTGCCATCCCGTATGTAGTGTTCAGCAGCGGCATGCACATCTGTGCCGTACATCATGGCGGTACTCGCGGGTTCTGAAATGTCCTTGGCTACCCGCATGTGGTAGTACTTCTTGGGACATTGGTCGAACAGCGTTATGCCCGAGTAACTCCATGATGGTGATTTCATTTTGCTCGTACTCGCTTCGTTTTGTCTTTCTTTAGTGGGGACGGGCAATGCGGAGGAACATACGCCACACGCCACTTGGCAGTTAAATACTTACCCTCAACCCAACCCACAATGTATGCGTCAGGCATTTTGTTCAACACTCTGTAGATGTGTCGTTCATCCGTTTCCAACCGCATGCTTATCTCTTTTGCTGTCAGCCCCTCTATGTTTGCTTTTAGTAAGTTGCGAACAAGCGGGGCTTTATGCTCATACGGTTTTTTCATGCACTTCCTTCATGTGCCGCAGTGCACCCTGCATCAACCGCACACTTACCAGCGCATCCATAGTCTTTGTCATGGCCTCATCAAAGTTGTTCTCCAGCACAGCGTTGTGTGCGTCCTTCAATGCTTTCTCTGCATCCATGCAGGGTTTCGCGTAATCAACAATCGCCATAGCTATCTCCATATCCAGCTTCGCAGTTCAATGGAATGCCTTGTGCCCAATCAGGGACATACCGCATGCACTCCATCACGTACGCCATTGCTTCTTCAGCTTCGGCCTTTGGTGCGATACACGCCACGGCATCATGCACAGTCAGTACTACTGTGTACTTCCTAGCTATCCGCAGCATCTGTTCACCAATGATACAGCGCGCCAAACCCTGACAAATGTTCTCTGTCAACTTGCCGCCGTACAGCTTCGTCACGCCTTTGCGTGAGTCGTAAATATACTGCATTCCGGTGTTTCCGTCTCGCGTATCTTTGACCTTTTTCAAGTTCGGGTAGCGTTGCACCAGCCCGTTGGGCATGATGATTCCCTCCGCGCCTACAGTGATTACGCCTTCCTTGCCCCACTTGATGGTCTTCTTCTTGTACATGGCATCTATCGCCTTGCCACCATCACTCCATAGCTTCTTTATATGAGGGTAGGTTTCCCTATAGGTACTAACAATACGCTCAGCTTCCTCCAGTTCAATGCTTGTGCCAAACGTTTTTAGCTGTGCCTGAAACTTAGGGCCACCCATGCCGTACCCTGCGCCAAGGATGGTCGTCTTACCCACGAACCGCTCTTGCTTGTCTATCTCTTCGCGGGGCTTTTCGTAGATAGCAGATGCCATGATTTTGTAGACATCCTCGCCCTTGGCAAAGGCTTCCACCAAGTCGTCCTGCCCAGCGAACCACGCAAGCACACGGGCCTCAATTTGTGATGAGTCGCAATCTATGATGACATGACCTGCGGGTGCGAGTATTGCCTTCTTTAACTTGTTGGCATTTTGTCCACGGCTAGGTAAGTTCTGAAAGTTCAGCTTGTCCGCACCGCCCCACCGTCCAGTATGGGCAGCGTAGTAAGAGAGGGGCACGGGGATTAGACCTCGGTTAGCAATCGATATCAACCGCTCTGTGCGTGTCTCCTCCAGTGTGGTCTTGTTCCCCAAGCGAGCAGCCACCAGCGTTTGTACACGCACATCAGGATGTTCAGACAAGGCTTTGAATTCCTCATCAGTCTTGGCAAACGCCAATGCCTCCTTGCCTGTGGTCGCGCTTATCTTCATCGGGGGCTCAACGCCCAACTCACGCAGTAGTTCTGCAAATTTGAAGTTACTCATCAAGTCATCTATGTTGGCCCCAGACTGGGTGAGCAAAGCCTTCTTGCTATCACGTACTTCTATGAGATGACTATTCAAAAGCACGCCGTCGAGCCTCAATGATGGCTCTGTAAACATGCGAATGGTTAAGTTAATCAGGCGCAGTTCCGTCTTGTTGAAATGCGGTAAGAGCGTGAGGAACAGTTGGTAGGTTATCTCCACATCGTTAGCGCAGTACCCAGCGTACTTACGCATCTCCTCGTTGGAGAAGTCTTCCCGCCGCTTGTCCTTGGCGTTGACTACCTCAGTCCCCTTCTCGCCTAGCTTGTAGTACTGCGCCAGCTTGCTCAGGCTGTTACCCACCTCAATGCCGTGGATAGCCCGTGCCATGCTCAGTGTGTCACCAATAGCCATCGGCCTGATATCCAGTATCCAGTTAAGGATAGCCATATCAAACATCGCGTTGTGCGCCACTACCATGCTGCTTGCCCAGTTGTACTCTTGCAGTTGATTGCGTATGGCTTCGTGGCTCCCCGAGAAGAACCGTGTCTTCTTATCGTCCACCTTCACCGCAACCCCAATGATTTGAAACTGCGGGTCGCGTATATACTCCTCTGTGGTCATCTTGCTCAGGCTGAAGTCCTTTGAGTAGTACGTCTCAAAGTCGATGGTTATAACGCTCATTTAGTTCCCTTCGTTTCCTTCGTTTCTTTCGTTCCAAAATCTATCTCCCATATCCTCTTCATCATCTCGGCAACATCTTGTGTGTTGGTCTCGTTCACCACGATGGCATACCCAGCCTGTCCATGTATTTTTGCTATGTTCATATCCTGAAGTGCAGTGGTCTTGTTCTTCCCAGCCTTGCATTCGATAGCAAAAAACCTACCGTTGTAGCAACCCACAATGTCGGGGATACCGGCAGCACCGTAGCCGCCAGCAACAGGGTAGAAGTAGTACGCACCATAAACTTTTAGTATGCGCACTACCTCTGCCTTGACTTTCTTTTCCGGGGTCATCATTCGCCCTTCTCCTAATAAGTGCTTGACCTACGTGAACGCACGTAGCTGTCATGTGGGGTAGCTACCCCGTCCCTTGGCTCGTCGTAAAACCTCCGTGTTCCTATCACGCTACTCTTAATAAACTTCTCCGGTGCTGCCCTGCGGATAGCCGCAATGACTTCATCCAGTTCCTTGTTGTCCACGTTAAAGTCTTCTCGCTTGGGGCGTGATGCCCACACAAGCATTTGCTGGTGTTCGATGCTAAGCATTGTTTTTCTCCTTTCGTTTGTCACGCACACGATGCTCATAGTTGAATAGCCAAAAGCTAATCCACGCTCCAAGAATCGTAATCATGTGTTCTTCTCCTTTAGCATGGCTTCAATTGCTTTAAACGGTGACTGATACCCAAGCCCCGTCAGGCTGTAGTCTTGTGCAATACCTTCGCGCTCCTCATCCGTCAGCCCTACCCACGGGCGCTTGTAATCTTGGATGTCATCATCTTCTTCAATCATGCTTGCCCCACTCCATACCCAATTAGGTAAAAAATTACTGCCACAACCACGGGGTGTTTAAGGCAACGTCCTGTGAACCACCAATCAATAAACTTGTCGATGCGGTTCATGCGCCCTCCTGTGGTGGTGTGCAAGTGTGAATGGTGGTCAAGTCCTTTGTGCGCTTGCCGCAGCGTTCGCAGAAGTTCCATTCCCGCCCAGCCAGTGCTGCTTTCTTGCCATCATGGTAGCCCGAGTAGTATGCGATGGTCAGCATCTCAGTCTCCTGTGCTGGCTGTGCTGGCTGTGCTGGAACAAGGCGTACCAAATTACCTGTATCTATGTGCCATTGCGGTGGGTTGGGGTATGCACCATAAGTTTTGGTATCCATCCACCATTGAATTCCGTCCTTAAATCTATCCGCAGCCATAGCCCTCTTAGCCTTAAACCCACCGCCCCAATCACCCTGCTTCTTTGCAAGGTCGTCAAAGGCTTCGTCCTCTGCATCTTTCATAGCCAACTCCATACGATTAGGCCAACACTAGCCACAGCAAACAACACAGTGGCTATGGTGACGGCAACAAACAACACACTGAACAGCATGTCATCGTCTTCGTCGTCGTTCATGCTTTGCTCCTTGCTCTGATTGCCTCAACAATCCTTTGTTTAACGTACTCAACACCTTGATGTTCTGTACCAAAGCCTTCGTGTTGTTGTAAGACGTTTTGTATGCACTCTTCACGCTCATGCGCTTCAACGATATTGGCAAACTTCACCCAAGCGTTATCCATCGCCCAGTTTTCCATGCCGCCTTCATGCACCCCTATGCCGGTACAGATTCGCATTGCTTCTTCGTTAGTCATTCCGCATCCTTCCATGTCCAGCCCAGCAGTTTGTTGGTGAACCAGCGTTGCAGCCACGACGGCTTGTGATACATGCCAAACCTAGTGTGCGGGGTTGCTTGCGCATACAAAACCCACCAGCCCACAGGCTTGGGTGGCTCATACATTTTGTAGGTATTCATTCCGCATCCCTCCCCTGAAACATCTCCGCGCTCCATGCATCAAGGATGCGGGCCTTGGCTTCTTCGCGTTCTTCGGGCGGGAAGTTGTCGGCAACAGCATCCTCCAGCATCTTCATGATTGACTCGGACATTTGTTGTGGTGTAAGTATCATTCCTCATCTCCTAGTTCCAACATCGCGTCTGCTATAAAACGCGCAGTAATTGCTAAGCGTTCGACTTTTTCTCCATATATAGAGTCAATGCTTTCTCTTGATATGAGCCCCTGCATAGCCAGCCCCGCGTAGTGGTCACGCAGGGTCATGTCCTTTGCGTAGCCGCCGTGTACTCCAACCCACGTTTTATTTGTGTCTTCTCTCATGCCATCTCTCCTTGTAGTTCAGTTAGTCTTACTCTCAGTCGGTTGATGCGGTCGTCGTTGTACTGAATCATGCTTGCAGCGTATTCACACGCACTCTCAGCTTCAAGTTTTGCCCGTTGCGCTTGTACCAATTCACGCGCTGCCAGTTCAATCGGGGATGGGGTTGATAACAGTTTCTTTGCCGTGGCAATCATTGCTTGCACTCCTTGGTAAGTATGGATGCCACGCTGTGGCATGGCGGGTTGTAGGTTGTGTAGCCTATGTAAAAGCACACCACGATGATGGTAGAGACAAGCCCCACCAGCGCAAAGAAATCCAGTACGTACTTCATGTTGCGCTTCGTGTTCACAGCCGTTGTGGGCTCTGCATTACGTACTTGGCAAACTGCTTCTTGTTCTTTGGAGATGTATGCCACACGTTGACAATGTTCCACCCGCCCCTCTTCAGTATGTGAATGATTGCTGCTAAGCGAAAGCACCCGCATCCTTTGAGCGCATCCATAGGGGTAAGGTGCCTACCCTTTAGCAACTCATCCAGCACCCATGAGATTTGCGTTGACTTCGCTGCAATAAAGTCTTTGTTCGTTAACGTAGCCATCAGTTGTCTCCTTCCATCTCTGCATCGATAAGTTCTTGTTCATCGGGGTACAAGTCTTCATACGGTATGAAGTGGTTTTCCTGACAGCAGTGGTACTTGTCCCCTTTAGGTGTCAGGCAATACACGCAGTAGTCACTCATGCTAAATCTCCTATGTCATTTTTTAATCTTTTAAGCCGCAAACGGATATTGCTTACGACATCGCTATCGTCCCAAGGTTGGGGGTGAATGTGGCTCGTACTCGCCATCATCTGTATGTCCACCAAGGCTTCGTACACTTCGTCTGCTCGTGCTGCCCGCATGAATGCTTTCTCTTCAGCGGGTATGTCGAACATTAGGTTTGCTATCACTGTTCACTCTCCTTTCTCTGTTCCAAGTCGTCACTCTCTTCTTCACTCTCTTGCGGTTCTAGGTAGTACAAGGCATCACTGACCTTGAGTCCTAGCCCATCTATGTAGCTGCCTTCTTGTGCAATGCGCAACGTACAAATAGCGCGTATCACCCAAGCAGGGGCATCCTTCTGCGCCATGTTTTTCCTTAGCTTACCTTGGAAACTTGGCAATGTAAAGTCTATGATATCTATCAGACCGTTGTCTTTGATAGCCACCCTCAATGCCGCTTTTGTCTCCGCTTTTGCTATCAGTGCGTGGACTATTTGCGGGTCGCTCACTGCTGGGATTGGCGCAGAGGGATAGGGGATGTGGTTAATCCTAGGTTGGGGGAGAGTACGTATAAGGGTTGAAGGGTATCGCGGGTCGCTACTCCCAAAGGAATACCTAGCAGTACCCATCGCACGTGCGTACGTTTTGAACCACCATTCCGATGTCAGCACATCGTTTGTCACCACTTCCTTGAACGGCCTGTTCCCGTAGTAGCTGTCCTCGTAGGCTTCTTCGTTGTCGTTCATCTCACACCACCTTTCCTAGTTTGTTGAGCGTGTACTCCCACATGAGGGCATACGCTTTGTCCTTGTCACCGTTGCGTCCAGCTATCCACGCTTGGGTGAGGGGCTCCAAGTCTTCCTCAACGGGCAACTGTTTGCCACGCGACTTCAACTCGTCCAGCAACTCGTCATCGTCAAAGTCTTCAAGGTCTACATAAACTTTTTTGTACGCCATGTCATTACTCCTCGTCAGGTGTGAATTCTTCAGCGTCCACAGTCCCTGCTGCCTTCAGCACTTGGTAGCGGACAACATCAATGCGGCATGTCTTTGGTCGTGAGAACAACCCCCACGCCACGGCGCAATCCGCTATGTCGTCGTAGTTGATACCCCCGCCGTTGTCATTGGACTCCCAGCGGGTTTTGAATTCTTCCTTGGTCATTGCTGTCATTTCAGTTCTCCTCTTTAGTTTCTTTTTCCTGCGCCATCTCGCGCAAGGTGTCGTACTGTTTCCATGCCGCACAGACAGTGCAGCCCCACATGTAGTCGGGGCAACGCTCACCAAAGTGTTCGGTGATAGCGTCTTCAATCAGGTTAGTTACCATCGTCGTTCTCCTTAAGTTATGTACACGACTGTTGCTTTCGCGCTTTCGGGGTATTGCCTGATGTCGTCTTTGGCGTACAGTATTTCGTGGTCGCCGTAGTACCAATCGGCGTTGGCCTTGAGCACCACAGTCTGCGTACTGAAGTCCATAACTTCGCAAACGCCTCCCTCGTAGCCATCACGCACAACCATCAACTCAGGGTCAACGGCTTGCAACTTCTCAATCAGTTCTTTCACTTTCATGCTTCGTTCCCCTCTCAAATAAACACACAGAAAAATGTATCGGTGAGGCGCACCCCCACATCGACAATGGCCTTGCGTACTTCAGCAATCTGCAAGACAGCTACCTTGTTGCGAATGTGTTCGGGCACATCCTCCAGCTTGAATAGCACTTGCTCCATCTCGTCCTCAACTTGCATTACCACACGGTCAGGCTTAGACCACACAAAACATGTCTTGGGTTTATATTGCGACATACGTTTCAGTTCCTCACCTTTCTCTGCTATTAGTGCCACCGCTTTCTTGAACGCTTCGGTTGCAGGTTGGTATCCAATGCGAACCATGTTCTCCACTTCCGCAATCATTGGCTCGTCGATGTTCTTGATTCGGTAAAACTCATTCCTAGCGGGGTCACTCAGTTTGGAAATCCCTTGTGACAAAGCTACTCTATGGTCATTGATTAACGACTGCAACAGCTTGGGTTTCAAGTACGTCTTAGCATTCTTGACAGCGTTGGCAAAGTTAGATGTCCGCTTTACGTGGTAACCGTCTTTGTCGGCGTTGTACTTCTCGTTTGTGATTGCATCTGACTTCACACAGAACATCACCTTGCCGTTCTTGTCGTAATCCAAAAACAACCTACCTACACATAGTTCAGGTGCTTCTTTGTAGGCCACGCTTATGGTGCTGTAAACGTCATATGCATCAGGGTTAAAAGCCCCTCTGCTTTGGTGAGGTAACCCGAACACCACATCGCGGCGGGCATGCTTGAAGTCCATCATGAATCGATGCAAGTCACGGGCCACGGGGATTTCATCTACCCACCAAAAATGCCCCACAGCTTTAGCGTGGTCGTACGTATTTACGTAATCGATGTAGTCCCTACCTACAAAATCTTCCTTGGTAATTGCTGGCATAAAAGTTCCTTTCGCTGGTTGATAAAAAATAGGGGAATCCACAAAGGGATTCACAAAGCAACTTCATACCGTATGAAGTCCCCTGCGCCTTGATAATTGTTTCCTTGCCCCATTAGTCGATGTGGATGACCACACCCGATGGCGGCTTCGCGTTCTTGTTCCCCACCACACACCACAGCACAGGGCATGACCACTCACCCCATGAACCCATCTCCCCGTCAGTGAACATGACTACGCACTCGGGCACAATCTGTTCCTGCTTCAAGTACTTAGGCACACATGCCGCATCAGTACCACCGCCCCCTGCTGGGCTGGTTGACTTAGACATCTTCTCCAAATCATCTTGCCCATAAACTTCGTGCCGTGCGACTGCGGTATCCCAATACAGTACGTCCACCTTTTCGGGTTGGAGCGTCATGCATATTGCTTGCATCTCAGCCAAGAACGGCTCCAGTGCATAGAAGCATGAACCCGATGTATCTGCGCCAAGCACCACACGCCCCATCGTCTCGCTCACCGTGCTAGGCATATACACATCGTGCTGTAACCAGCGGCGGTTAACCTTCTGCCATGTGGAGATATCTTTACCAGCAGCAAGCGAGGACAAGTACTCACGCAACTGAACACGCCAGTCAACCTTCGGCTCGGTCAACGCACCCAACACCGCAGAC